CAAGCGACTCAGCCCCGAAGCAAGAAATACCATCACAATCGAAAACGACGAAATGTGCTGGGGATCAGACGCCAGCATCGAATTGGTCGACCACTGTGCCCTTGTACTCGATATACACCATGAATGGGTCCGTGAAGGACATTACATTACGCCCCAGTCAGATAGATTTAAGCGCATAATGGACTCTTGGCGAGGTGCTCGTCGGCCGGTAATACACTATTCTCTCAGTCGCGAAGACCTTTTAAATTTGCATCCTGTAACTCAACGTCCTGATATGGCAGAATTACTGGATTGGGGTTACAAGAAGCAGAAACTGCGTGCCCATTCAGACTACATGTGGAACACTGCCTGTAATGACTGGGCACTTGAATTCTGGGAACATGCAGACATCATGACAGAAGCCAAGGGCAAAAATCTAGCCAGCATGGCACTATATAAATACGCTGTAGGAGAACACAATGAGTTACTTGAGCAAAATGTACGGCTCGAAACAGAGCCAGCCTAACGAATCCAACAAAAACCCAAATCGTGTAACAGGCGGTTTACGAGCACAAGGCGTAGATCGCTTTACGATGGTTGCCGAGGACGGATCGCACAAAGAAATTCCCACAGTTGATTACGTTCGCAGTTTGGAGGAGCAGTCAAAGAAACAGCGAGCAGCTATAAACGTCCTAGAACGCAAGCTAACTCGCTGTGAGTCAGAACTAGAAAATTTAAAAAGTGTAATTAGCCGTTCTTGATAGCCTTTATAATGTCAGCCTTGTTCATGCTGGCATTAGATTTAACACCTTTCTCTTTGGCAAGTGCAAGCAGATCACGCTTGTTCATGCTGTCTAAATCCGCACCCTTCCCAGCCTGAGCTTTCTTGGCAGGTGCTTTCTTGGCAGGCTTAGCCTTTGCCTTTGTTTCGGTTGCTTTAACCTCAGGTGCCTTTGCCACCGGAGCAGGAGCTGCCTTGGCAATTTCTGGCGTCGAGGGCATGTCGGAACCGAATAGTTTCTTTAACCATGTTAACATAATATACCTCCTTAAGGTAGAAATATTTAATAAATATAGTTCAAGGGGGATACAGAAATGGTTAAATCATGGATTAAGTCTAGACTGACAGAAAGAACTACATGGGACGGGGCAGGTCTTATCGTAATGGGGCTTGTTGCTATCTTTGCCGCTAACCTAGCAAAGTTTGCAGGGCTGATTGCCGTAGTATACGGTGCTTGGACACTTTGGAAAAAAGAAGACTAAAGTGTATCTTTTTGAGAAGTCTTTTGAAGTACATAAAGAGCCCTTTCTATATTTTACTATAGAAAATGCCCTAGAAGAATCTGTAGCAAATACTCTACTAGCCACCTACTTTTACAAAAAGTCATCTATTTGGGAAAAATTTATAAGCATACAGTTAGATAAATTAAAAGATACAGTTGAACTCTTTGATAACAAGTTTAATTTGCTGTTTCACGATTTAGATTATGAAATAAATTTTCCTCATTATGGACCAAATGGTGGCAAAATTATACGTGATTGGCACATAGACGGTTGTACTAAAAAGTATCAAATCATTTATTATCTAGGTGGGGCAGATCCGGCCGGACATACTGAATTGAGTAATGAATCAGGCACTCAACAAAAATTATTACCATTTAAGCATAACAGAGTGTTAGTTTTTCATAACACAAGAAAAAAATGGCCAAGTTGGCACAGATTTTTTGGTACAACGGAATGTTACAGACTTACATTTAACATGCCGTTGTTATATAAATTATAGTTTGTTAATAGGAATATCTGAACTGGCAGATAAGTCCCAAACACGCTTTCTTTCAACACCTCGCTTCTGAGCAAATTTTTTTGCATCGCAGTTTGAGCAACAATGGAAATAATTGTTGTTTAATCGCTTTGGATCCATTTGGCCACGCTCTCTTTCAAATGTTTCTGAACAACTGTCGCATCTAAACACCAACACGGTTTTGTTGCGATAATAAGCATGCTCCGCACCCAGTTTTGATTTTCTAAAATGTTTGGTTTTCACCGTATATTGTTCAAGAAACACAGTGTATTTACATTAAGATTATAAAAATATCCGGTAAATATAACATAGAGGACACATTCGGAGCAAATCAATGGCACAACAAGAAATCGATATCGGTACTGAAGGTAATGACGGAACTGGTGACAGTATCCGTGAAAGTTTTAAGAAAGTCAACGAAAACTTTCAAGAACTTTATGCAGTATTCGGAGTGGACGGGCAAATTGGATTTACAGATCTTGCCGATACTCCTATTTCCTATTTTGGAAACGAAAATAAGATTCCTGTAGTAAACGGTACATCAAGTGGATTGGAATTCAGAGAGTTTGCCAGTAACAGTGATCTAGACGGTTCGCCCGACACTATTGGCTTTGACTACAGTGTTAGTGGCAAGGTTATTGTTAAACAGGAATTTATCGATATCAACCTAGATAAGTCACCTGAGGCTGGCGGCCCCATTGATATGGGAGGCTTTGCTCTTGCCAATGTGGGTCTAGATGCGGACGCTGTTAACAACTATAATGCTATTCATTCTGTGTCAGGAACAATATCTCTAGATGACCTTGTGATTAATAAAAGATTTGCAGATCTAACTTATCAGAAAAAGTTCACTGTCGGCGGCGGAATACGATTAGAAGACGAACCTGTTAATACAACAGAATATTTTAAAACTATAACTTCTTTTACAACAGGTGCAGGAGATGCAGCTGGGAATATAGAAATTACCGATCACGGTTATACTGATGATTTTACTGGACTTGAATTCAATCTGCGTTCAGAAAATGTATTACCTACCGCTAGAGATTCTGATAACTTGGTTGTGCAATATGATAGTACAACTGCATTCTATATGCGAGTACGAGACGAAGATACTGTATCGGCTCATCTAACTGAAGCAGATGCTGTTGCAGGCACCAACAAGATTGAACTAAGCGGTGGTACAGGACCCTTCAGCCTTGTGGATGCAGATTTCAACAGCAATCTAGAAGGCAATTGGCTCGACTCGGTGCCGCTTCCTAGAAAAAGTGTAGTTCGTCGTCAAGGCGACACAATGACAGGGCCTTTAAATCTCAGCGATCACCCAGGAGCACTACGAGGAGCAGGAACTCCAAATGCCGAAGATGATCTTCAAGCCGCTACCAAACTGTATGTAGACAATCTCAGTTTCGAAAGCAAGTTTAATCTGTATGTAAGCACAGGCGGTTCTGATGATCAAACAGCAACACCCGCAGGTAGCGAAGGCCGAAGCGAAAGCTATGCTTACAAAACAATCGCCGCAGCCTGTAGAAAAGCTGAAGAAATCATTCTTGCAAGTCCATATGTGCCAGGACCATACATGCAAGATATTACTTATGGGGGCGGAGAAGCCGTCGCTGAAGTAATCACAGCAGGTGTTGAAAACCCAGTTACAAATCGATCAAATGCAAAAGCTCTGATTGAACTTAACAAAGATTTTATTGCAGCAGAAGTTACTGCTTATGTAGATGCTCAATTTCCCGACTTTGACTATGATAGAGCAATTTGCCAACGTGACATTAAACTTATATTAGACAGCATAGCCTTAGATATTATGACTGGGGATAATGCTAATTATCTAAGTCGATGGGCTGGATTTAGATATTATTCATCTAAGTCTGGACAAATTGCTGTTAAGACACAATTAGAGGAAACTCTAGCAGGAATAGAGCATGCTAAGACTATTGTTACCCAGTTCATTATAACTAACACTGCGGTTAGCAGTCCATTACAGAGTAGATTTTCCCAAGTAGCAGATCCTGCCCTTGTGGTAGACTCTAACGCAGAGACAGCAATCGCAAATAAATTCGACACAGTGACTGACATAATTCAAAACGGATTATTCACTGCTGACCCTGTAAGAGACGGTGCTACATCTTATAAACTAAATCTTACAAACGGCAATCAAGGCACAGTTGACCAAGCACGAGTCGGTAATGTTGATATAATTCCTGGCAAGGTTATACGTGGTAAAACATCGGGTGCTATTGGACAGATTGTGAATTATCTAACTGCTGACGAAAGCAGTGAAACGTTTGATTATGCCCTGCTGAATTTGCTAGAACCTATTGAATTTATTCCGGGCGAAGAACTGGAATTTGGAAATATTGTAAGAGATACACAAATCAGCATTAGAATAGAAAGCGGTGTGTATGAAGAAGACTATCCTATACGAGTTCCGGCAAATGTTTCAATCAAAGGAGACGAATTTAGACGCTGTATCATCAAGCCAAAGGACAGAAGATCTCAAAGTCCAAATGCTAACATATTCTTCTATCGAGACAGAGAATTTGACGGACTAGTACTAGGACGTTCTGAAATTGAGACCATAGGATCTTATCAAAATGTAGGAGCCAACGGCACTAGATCTTCAGCCGCTGGTACATATACCATTACAGACACTGATTATATAACAACCGGATATGGTTCTGCGGCAATATTCGAAGTCACTGTTGCAGGTGACGGAAGTGTCACTGTTACTGTAGAAAATAGCGGACAAGATTTCCGAGTAAACGATAGAATTACAATAGACGATGCTGTGCTAGGAAATACCGGAGCACCGAATATTAGTTTCTTGGTAACCAGTGTTCCAAATGGTGTTGAATATCAAAATCCTCTGACAGGCACAATCGATGGATACTTTGGCAGACACTATCTTTCAAATCCTGCAGACGAAATAAATGTAGGACAAGGTTTAGTTAATATAGGACGCTGGAATACCCAGGCACAGGCCCTATTAGACAACAAAAACTTTATTGCCGAGCAAACAGACGAATATTTAGATTCAAGCAATACTGGAATTTTCGGGCAGTACAGCAGATCTGTATTCAGACAGAATATTAGAAACTTAGTAGACTCTGTTGCAGAAGATTTAATCAACGGTGGATTAGAATTTGCTTTAGAAAATCAAGGTGTGTGGTTCGACTCGCTGTCGTTATATAGCGGAATCGAAACAGAAATACAAGATGCAATCGATCACGCTTCTAGCATTATGCAATCAATATTATTAGGCGTATCACCGACAACTTATGGATCTAATTTAGACTATCCTCTAGCAGATTTATTTTACGGCGATACTACGCCTGCAGAATGGGAACAAAACAAGCTATACAGACTAAATGATGTTGTCAGTTTCACTATTGCAGGCACGGAAAGAATATTCAAAACTTCTGTATTACACGAGAGTGGCACAGTTTTTGATACTGCTGAAATTAATTTATATTGGGAAGAAGTCATAAGACCAGAAGATACTGTGGATTCTTTGGTTACTTTGATTAAATTTGCGTTCGACTCGGCATATAATCCTCCACTGAACAACAAAGATATTGATGTGTTCTTGATGAACGATTCTACTATCTTGCGAAACATAACCGTTCAAGGACACGGCGGATTTATGTGTGTGCTAGATCCTGAAGGACAAATCCTAACAAGGTCACCGTACATACAAACAGGCTCTAGTTTTACACAAGGAATTAACAAACAGTCGTTCAGAGGCGGATTATTCGTTGATGCATTCTGCGGAAATTCTGCATTGCAAGTGGTAAGCAAGGAGGCTGGAAGTCCATTTGTGTTAAATGTTCAAAGTTTAGCAGGACAGGGTCTGTTTATTCGACGTCCAGAAACACCTAGTGCTTTCTACATAGACGGAAAGAGATTCCAAGTTAATACTGTTACAAATTATGATCCAGATGCAGGAACTGCTGTATTAGTGCTAGATCCTACTTCAAATGAAGGACAAGGATTTACTGGTAGCAGCAATCTAGTTTTAGGCGGAGTTGATTTAGACGACCTGTCTAGTCCTATTCCTATTACCATGCAAACCGCTGGTAACAGAAGCATGCTGGGCAATGACTTTACTCAAATTAATGATTTGGGATATGGGTTAGTGTGCGTAAACGGAGGCATATCAGAAATGGTGTCAATGTTTACATACTACTGTCATACATCGTATTATGCTAAAAATGGCTCAGAAATTAGATCATTAACTGGTTCTAGTTGTTATGGTGAATTCGGACTAGTAGCGGAAGGCGCTGATCCTAACGAAGTACCTGATGTTATTACACTACAAGAAGATTTAAATGTTGCGGCACAAACATTTTCTGCGGAAATTATTTTGCGGTTGTCTGGGAATGCTTCTGTAACAGCTGGTGAAACTATAACACAGGCTGGCACGAATGCTACAGGTGTTGTTAAGAAATCCTCTGCGAGCACATACATTTATCTTGACACAATAAGCGGAACTTTTAATACCACAGGCACACTGACGGGAAGCACAGCAGGTGCAATTACCCCAACAGTTGAATCAGTTGTTGCTGACACCTATCAAAACCTAGAAGAGCAGTTGTTTTTGTATGCATATGACTTTGTGGAGCCACCCAGCAATAATTCAGAATTTGATTTATATCATGCTGGAGAAAACAGAGTTGGAAGGTATAATGTAACCAGCATAGAAGAAAATGCAAACCATGTGATAGGTGGCTATTTAGAATTTGGTTCAACGTTGCCTGTGATATCAGCTCCAGCCTCTGGAACTAGTGCTATCTTTAATATTTATAAGTCAAAAGAATATGGATACACAGTTGAATTATTACAGGGCGGAACCGGTTATTCGGCGGGCGATACTTTCACTGTGTCAGGTGAGGAACTTGGCGGATCAACGCCGACAAACGACGCCACCGTTACAATAGATTCAGTTGATGATAACAATGTTATCACAGGGTTGTCAATAACTGGTGCTATAGCAACTGACGGATTAACTCCACAATACAGCGGTAAGATTTACAGATTAAACTTTTCAACCGGAGAAGAAGATTACAGCTCAGAAGGTCTAATAGCCGCAGTTGATTGGGGTGATTTTATTGACTACAGAAGAAACACCCAATTTATTCTTGACAATATTAACAGTTTTAGAACTCTAAATATTAGACCTAGCACCGCATTAATATTCGATGAAAATCCTGAGTATGTTTATAGATCTATCAGTTTTCAGGCGGCAGATGCCACCGGTGCAGAATTGCCGGACGATCAAACAGCCATCGGAATAGATGCCGCTTATGATTATATTCGATTGATTGTAGACGATGCTAAGGCAACGGAAGCAATTGGAAACACCCTAGACACAGCAGGTCTTCCTTTGACAGGTGGAACAACAAAGGGTAACACCGCAGGCGATACCACAATTGCAATCGTAGCCGCGGCTGATCCAAATGAAATTTACAGACTCAATAATAACGCTAGAACACCTGTGGCTAACAGACCAGAAAGCCTAACAGGCAGTCTAGTAGAAGCACCAGTGATCACGTGGAGAGGTAAGAAATTTTATGTGTTCAACTATAGAACAGTTACCTTGGACGGCACCGATGAAGTAGAAAGACCGTTTGACGACTTTACTAAAGCAGGCAACGAGTATGCTCTAGTGGATATTGAAGAAACAGGCGAGTCCATTAACTCTGCATACACAGGATCAGGACTGCCTGAAAGTGTTGTTGTACCAGGAATTACCAATAATCTACGAGCAGGTATTGTAGCAGGATCCGGTGGTGATATAACAATTAATATTTCAACTTGTAGAGTTACAGGACATGACTTCCTTAATGTAGGAACGGGCGGCTTTAACACCAGTAACTATCCCAATGTGATTTTTGGACCTCCTAGAGAGCCTGATCAAACCAAAGAAGTTCGCGAACGTGGCAAGGGCCGTGTGTTCTATGTGAGCACAGACCAAAATGGTGTGTTCCGAGTAGGACGTTTCTTTAGTGTAGACCAAGGTACTGGTACGGTAAGTTTCTCTGCAAGTATTGCACTGTCAAATGTAGACGGTATAGGATTCAAGCGCGGTGTAACCATTACGGAGTTTTCCACAGACAGCACCATGCAAGACAATGCATCCGATTCGGTGCCAACAGAGAGTGCCGTAAGAGGATACCTTGACAGAAGATTAGGTTACGATGTTAACGGATCGCTAGTACCAAATCCGTTAGGTCCTAGCGTGTTAGCTGCTAACGGCGCTGTGCCAATGACAGATGACTTAGATGCAGCTGACAATAGAATAAACAACTTATTGTTCCCAGCCAGTGAAACTGATGCAGCTAACAAAGCATATGTAGACGGAAGGGTGGAAGCCACAGACAGTTTAACCGATTTGCAGGATACTAATCTCAATAATATTCAAGAGGCACAACTGTTAGTAGCCTCTGGATACAAGAGAATTTCAATAGATGCAGATACTATTGTGAATGGACAGTTCCTCAGAGGTGACACCATAATAGGAAGCGAAAGCGGTGCAGAGGGCACAATTGAAGATGTATATTCTGGCACATCGTCCGATGGCGCAATTGTTAATATCATATATACTCCTGTTTCTGGGGTGTTTAGCAGTGCAGGAGGAGTCGGTCAGGACACTGTGGAAGTTACCGGCGGTGCGCAGGGTGTTTGCATAGACGGTCCTGACGACGAATGGATGAATGCAGTGTATGACAATGCGGCAGACATAGAATTCAGCATACTTAGATCATCAATTGAGTCCGGCGGATCAGTAACTGATAGATTCTTAACCCTAGATATTCAATACAAGCCAGGATCTATATTCAACGCTGATGTTGCATCCAATGCAGCAATATCTCAGAGCAAGTTGAATATGAACACTGCGGGAGTATTAGAGGATGCATCAGGAATTAGCCAAGGCGACTTAGGCCTATCTGCATTCAAGGACGTAGAGTTCACAGCCACTGACGGATTCATTGAGCTTCAAACAGCCAGTTCGGATACCACTGGTATACAACCAGAAAAGATAACTTGGATAGACGATCAACATGTGGTAGCTAGACTGGACTCATCTGGTACGCCGGCACAAAAAGGTCCTGTAGACACTGTTAGTTTTAATGATGTGGTTAACGTAGGGGGAGGATTACTTCACTCTGACATTCCTGACAACGATGCAGGATCTGTGATCAGGACTGGTGCAGAAACTTACGATATCACAGCAATAACCACAACCGGAGCCAGTGACAGTATTGTAAAAACCACTTCCAATGGCACGGTGCAAGTACAACAATTAGTAGTGGGGTCGGACCCAGCTTATAAGATATTAGACATAGACGGCACAAATATTGTGTTTACCACTCCTGGACAAGGTCCGGTATTCACAGCAGAAGGTCAAACTGATGTTGAAATAAGAGTAGGCGGCAAAGTTGACGTGATCGGAGACGGTGTTGCCCTTGACGGCACCAGTGACAGTAGCCTCAAAACCAACAGCACAAGTTTTAGCACAGCTAAATCACTTGCGGCACGTTGGATTTACTCAAGTTTCATTGAAGCACCGGACGAAAAGAACGATTATTCAAGCGGAATATCAATAGGCGGCGGCACTGGTATCACTCAGGAAGGTGAAGTTGCGGTATTTGTAGCTGATATACCATCTAATACTACTAGGGCTCCGTTCATATTTTCAAAGAACGGTGTAATACCTGACGAGACGGCAGACACTGCCCTTACAGGATATGATATAGGCGGACCAAGTGATCGTTACAACACTGTGTATGCTAGAACATTTACTGGAGGCAGCTTCAACACTGAAAACATACTGCCACTTTCTAATAATGCTTACAACATAGGATCAAATGGCAATCAGTACAATACTGTATATGCTAACCTGTTCAGTGGTACAGCACTAGAAGCATATTATGCAGACTTAGCAGAAAACTATGCAGCCGATGCGCAGTACGAGCCCGGCACAGTAGTGGTTATCGGTGGTGATGCTGAGATTACACAAAGCACCACAAAGGATGATCACAAAGTTGTTGGAGTAGTGTCAACAAACCCTGCGTATCTTATGAACAAAGATCAAGAAGCAGACCATGTGACTGCGGTTGCCCTTCAAGGAAGACTGCTGTGTAAGGTAATAGGCAAAGTTGAGCGCGGTGACATGTTGGTTACAAGTGCGGTTCCAGGGCATGCAATGGTCAACAATGATGCCAAACCTGGCAGAGTAATAGGCAAAGCCCTAGAAAGCAAACACAGCAGTGACAGAGGCGTTATCGAAGTGCTGGTAGGCAAACATTAACTGCGTGAAAAAGTATACGGATAAATCAATAAATACATGTATAGGAAGATATAATGGCTGATAGATTTCCACTGATAGTTGACAGCAACGACGGTAATCAAATCAAGGAAATCCCTGCAGGGGATAATCTTGATCTTCGTGATGTGTCTATTATCAATGTAAAAGATGTAGATACGCAAGGCACACTGAATGCCGCTATCTTAAAGGTAGCAGACGTGCAGGTAAATCCTGACAACTATCTAAAGAAAACAGGCGACCTTGATTTCTACGGTGGAAATCAATTTAAATTCTTACGAGTCGGCGGTGACGGAAAAAGCATAGACTTTATAGGTCTTGAGGAAGCGGGGTTATTGAATGGTGAATTTACAGGACCAATATACCCAGATGTAGACGGCACACTGCAAGTGGGCAAGGATGACAGAAAATGGGCAGAAGTTAATGCCTTGGTCATAAATGCTGACACAGTAAATGCCGATCTAAAAGACAGCCAAGCCAGACTGATTTATGACTTTCAGACTGGGTTTCTTTACACCTATGAAGACGGGCAGAGGAAAAAATTAATTTCCGAAAATAAAGCCATTGTGTACAGCATAATATTTTAAGGAAGTTCTATGAGTTTACAAGAAATCAAAATTGGTAACTTTGCAAATGACGGCACCGGCGATGATCTTCGCGAAGCCTTTCGCAAAGTAAACCTAAACTTCCAAGAGCTTGACCTCAGAGACGACGAAAGCACAACCGCTTCTAACATAGGCGAAGTGGGAGAAGGTGTCTTTGGTCGTAAACTGGGTTACGAATTGCAATTCAAAAAACTGGTTGCCGGCAAAGATATTCTGTTATCCAGTAACGATGATAGAATACTAGTAGAAGCAAACGGTGGTGTAAAAAGTCTTTTAGTAATCAGTGACAACGGAAGTGTGTTCCTCGATGAAGTTGCCAGTTTAACAGTGTCTGGTACAAACGATATTGAAACAAGCATCGTAAACGATAACAATCTTCAAATAAGCTATACAGGCAGCACAGCACTTGTAAGTGACACAGATCCTAAATTGGGAGCTAGTTTAGATGCCCAAGGATTTGATTTAACCTCAGTGGGCACATTAGACGCAAATACCATTATAGGCAATTTTGTGGGCAATGTATTTGACCAAAATCAAAATTTAATATTTGACCCAGTGACTGGAGTGATAAATCTCAGTAAAAACAGACTGGCTGATTTACTTGATGTTGATAATAAACCTGCACTGGAGGGTGATGTTCTTAAATGGGATGGAAGTAAATGGACGCCAGCGCCTACTAGCACAGATCCTTATGATTTTGATTTTGGCGGCATTTATTATAATATTACCAGTATTACTGAATGGTTAGCTGCTCAAAACGATATTGATTTTGGTACAATTACAGATCCTTCTCCGTTTGTTGTTGACCTCGGGTCTATCTAAATTTTTGCAATAAATACTGTAAAGGGATTCGCAGAATGACAACACCTCTATGGAATGTGCCCAATGGGCAAGAATTAGCACAAATAGTCGAAGGCAATGATATTAATATCAAACTGCCCACTATAGAAAATGCTGATGTCGACCTAGAGCTAATAAGCGGTACCTTACCTCCTGACACAAAACTAGTTAACGGATTTGTTCGCGGACCCCTATCCGAAGTGGCGGTTGACACTGTGTTTGAATTTGTGGTTCGTGCACACCTAAATGGATATTTTGATGATCGATCTTTCAAGCTGGTAGTAACTGGTCCTGATGATCCAAAATGGGTAACCAATCAAGGATTGCTTCCTATAGGACCAAACGATACATTCTTTATTCTAGACAACGAATTAATAAATTTTCAACTCATTGCACAAGACGATGATATCGCGGCAGGTGAGGAACTGGAGTATTTTATAGGCAACGACGGCGGATCCTTACCTCCTGGTTTAGAATTAACCACGGATGGCAGAATAATAGGAACAACCGAACCTTTACTCAGCTTAGATAGACGCAATGCACAAGGAGGATATGATATGTCTCCTTTTGAAAACACAATTTTTGACTACGGGTTGCGTTCAACAAATGGATACAGCACATTCTTCTACGACAGTATTGGATACGGATTTTTTGAAGCCACACAAAATTTAAGAAAGCTTAACAGATATTATCCGTTCGAGGTAAGTGTAACAGATGGCAATACCATTGTTAAACGTTCTTTCAAAATTTATGTAGTAGGCGATGATTTTCTAAGAGCTGACAACACTATCATGGAGGCCGATACTGGTGTATTTCGTGCAGACAACACTCACATTAGATCACCAGTATGGATTACTCCTAGGGACCTTGGATATAAGCGTGCTAACAATTATACTACAATTTTCTTAGATGTGATAGAAGATGAAACATTGGAAGGGGTGCTACAATATACGCTTCAAGATTTAAATGATGATGGTACACCGTCGGAATTGCCTCCAGGCTTAGAATTATCAAGAATAAGCGGCGAAGTCTACGGATATATTCCTTATCAACCTGCGGTTACAAAAAACTATAAATTTACCGTTAATGCCACCCGTTATGATTTAAACCTAGACGATGTTATAATTAATGGCACTTATTACGAAGATACATTCATCGGTGCAACAGGATTTAAGATAGCAAAAATAGACCTCACCGGAGACATTGACGGGGTAAATGATCTTGTAGAATTGATTGGACGAAATTTGTTTATCAACGGATTTTATTATAAGGTGATAGGAGTAGACAATAATGATCCTGACTTTGATGTAATATTCTTAGACGACAGCCTAGCTCCAAAAAGCAGTGTAGTTGTATTTGAAACAGCACCTATAGGACAAGACTTTGTTTACGTTTATAGAATGCCACAGGATCAACGTGAGGAATATATAGGACGCACATACAATTTTAACACTTCAAACGAATTAGTGGTTCAAAATATTACTCCTATGGTGACTTATCAAATTGTGTCTCCTGAGTTAAGTTTGATCAGCAGTGCAAACTTCTTAGATCAAATCATTGAAGCATATGAAAGACCAGCTGACATATTACCACAGAATTTTGATCCTTCAGCATTCTACAAAGATTATTCCATAGAAGTTGCAGATGCAAATACGTGGTGGTTAACCGTCAAGGAAACAACATATACAAAAAATATTGCCAAACTAGAAGAAAATGCAAATGAAATATTGGGCGATTCTACTTCTGTGCTCACGGTAACCAAAATACAAGAGTTTTTTGATAGAATGAGTTTTGATAAAAATCTTCCTCTAAGACTTAATCAAGGAAGAAACATTGGACTTGCTCTGTTCAGAGGTGACAGTTTCCAGGAAAGAATAACGATTACAAATACTGACGAGGTTGTTAGGCCTAGCAGTAATAAAACATTTGAACTGCGTGTTATTGGAGAAATTGATTCTAATATAAGTTGGATAACAGACTCTGACTTAGGAAGCATCAAAAAAGATCTGCCTTGCCTTATACAATTGCAAGCAGAAACAACAGTACCTAACGAACCCTTATTTTACACTGTGACAAGAGGAAACTTCCCAGCAGGCTGTGTTCTCAGTTATTTAGGAAACATTATAGGAAGACCTACGTTGGAGGATACTGGCACAGATGAATTTGCACAGAGAACTTATACCTTTACTGTGAAAGCAAGAGATAGGTTTAATTTAGTGGCAATTGAGCGGGAATTCACCCTTACTGTTATAGAAGATGATAAAACTCAATACACAGATATCACAGCCAAACCTATGTTATCTGCTGATAAAAGGGCAGAGATTCAAAACTTTTTGCGTGATCCCGAGGTGTTCTTGCCTAGCAGCATTTATAGACCAAATGACCCGGAATTCGGCGTTGCCTCACAAATAGAAATGATTGTGTACAACGGAATTGAAAAGAAAAACATCGAAGAGTTTGTGGGTGCAGCCGCTAAAAACCATAAGCGAAAAAAGTTTAAATTAGGTGCACCAACAAAAGCAATTGCAAGGCAACCTGGTACAAGAGACACAGTATACGAAGTGGTGTATATACCGGTAATAGATCCATATGAAACTGACCGAGGGCAGACACGCTCTCGATTTGAAATAACCACAGGAAACAAAATCACAGTTGATTCACAATCGTATGCTAGCATAGATGATCCTAATGCCATAGGTCAGGGCGGTGATGCTATTCCAATTTATACTCGTGATACTGTGAAATTTGTTTTTGAAGGTAAGCAAGACACACTGATTATTGAAACTCGTGATTCTACGTTAGAAGTGAACAGCGACAATAATGATTTTGACATAGAATTAAGAAACGGAACTGATTTAAGTGTTACACTGGAAATTTTGGATGCAGATACAAAACGCCTTAGACCAAAGCCAACTAACACAATAAAGGCAGACAGCGACGCTGTAAAAATAAGTCAAAGCAAAGATAATGTGAGATATCTTTCCAGCATAGAACATATGCGAGAAAATATAAAAACACTGGGCAAGACCGATAGAGAGTATTTACCTTTATGGATGAGAACGCCACAAAATGGGTTCCAAGAGTTAGGGTATGTAAGTGCTATACCATTATGTTATTGCAAACCTGGAGCCGCTGACGATATCATAAATCGTATTAATTTTAATGGTTACAACTTCCAAAGCATAAATTTTGATATTGATCGTTATATTGTAAAATCGTCGCTGGACAAATCAGACGAAACATTCATTCTTTTTGCAAACTATCAATTTAATGTATAATTACTAGTATGTTTAATCCACTTGTAGATGATTTTAAAACACTGTCAGATGCAGAAGTAGAAGAAAAGATTTCTGAGCTGGGCAGAAAATACTGGATGACTCGCAATCCCCAAGTGCAAGAGCAAATAGCTGTGTTACTGGAAATGTATCGCCAGGAAGCACACACTCGCAGGGCACAACAATACCAAAAAAGTCAAGATGACGACGATAACGATCTTGACAGCCTTATCAATATCAATTAAACTACACAGATGCTTATGAAAACAGATGAACTGGGTATTCCTAGATTTTCCAATCGCGATCTCGTTGATATGATCTACTCGGGGCATGCAGATAAGGTACATGTAGTTTTATGTGATGCCAACGATGATGTAGATCGTTTCAATGCCGCCATGGAAGAACAAGGTCTTCCAAAGCTACAAAAGTATATTCCATTAGATGTAGATCAGAAAACCTTTGACGGTGCGTGTCAATCAGAATGGTTCATGCCTGAGAAATATAAAAATATTGATATACAAGCCGAAGTTATGTCACGACTAATACACAAGTTAAACATTATTGATGCATATGAAATGCAAGAAACAGTAGAATGGCAAAGAGTATGTGAAGAACTCGCAGAGTTTGAAGGTAGAGGAATGATGAACTTGCTACGCTATATGATTTACCTTGTAGACTACATGCGTGAGAACGATATTGTGTGGGGTGTAGGTCGCGGAAGCTCAGTTGCATCATACGTATTATATTTGATAGGTGTGCATCGAATTGATTCGATCCAGTACGACCTAGACTGGCGAGAGTTCCTGCGATAAATATACGCACATAATGGGAGATTATCATGGCTAATAAATCATACAGAACGCTGAGAGGTAAAACCGTAGATATGGATTTACTTCAAAAGAAGAATGAACTCACACCCGCAGTGGGAAACGCTAGAGTAAATGCTCGCGGAGACGAGTTAGGTCCTGGTGGACAGATCGTTAAAAAGCGTGAAGACCGCATGAAGGAATATTACAACGTAAATGTTGCAAAAGAAAGCTCAGGTCGCGCCAAAAGAAAAGACCAGGAGCAACCTACTCCTGCATCCTCTGCAAAGGTTGAGGAAGTAACAGCGGCAGAACAGGAAATGATTGAAGAATTTAACGAAGAGCCAGAATGGCTGGAAGACGAAAACGGAAACTTTTACAAGAAAGGTGACAGATGATTAACATTAATGCTATCGAAGGTGATTTAAGACCAATCAACGATCGTGTGCTGGTAACTGACATGCACTTCGGACAACAAACCACACAAAGTGGTATTATCATCGCAGACGATGACGGCACCACAAGAGGTATCTATCCCCGCTGGGCACAAGTATATGCTAAGGGTCCAGAAAACTCCGACGACTATGCCGAAGGAGATTGGATTTTAGTGGAGCACGGTAGATGGACAAGAAGTGTGTTATTAGATGTAGACGGTGACGAAGTTGAAGTGCGCATGGTAGAAGCAGAAAGCGTGTTGGCTGTAAGTTCAGAAAAACCACAGGGAGTACAGTTCGGGGATGGCGATTGATCAGGAACGGCTAAGAGCTCTAAACACACAGGACATAGAAAAACGAATCCAGAAAATGGATGATAATCTCCTACACATTGATGACAAAAGAATGCAATTAAAAAGCATGGAAACAATTGCTGCGTTACATGCAGAATTAGCAAGAAGAAAGAAAGGCGTAAGATGACAAACCCATTTAAAGATGTTGACAAATTTCAAACAGCGTGCGACCAAGAGCCCAGTGACGCAAACTACAAAATGTACTTGTCGCTTATCGACGAGGAAGTAGGCGAGCTAGCAGATGCTGTAGCTGTAGATGATAAAGTAGAACAATTGGATGCACTAGTAGATATTCTAGTTGTTACTATGGGTGCTATTCGTGCCGCGGGCTGGGACGGCGAAGCGGCTTGGAAAGAAGTAATGGAAACAAACTTTGATAAGATTGATCCATACACAGGCAAAGTTCGAAAGAGAGTTGACGGGAAAGTTCTAAAGCCAGAAGGTTGGACAGCTCCTAACTTGTCACAATTTATCAAATAATCATTGACACTGCCTGCTTTCTAAGTTATACTTAAAAGGTATAAGAGGTGTTTATGAAATTTCCAACTAAAAACCCAGGACTAAACACAACAGGTGTTACAGGTATCGTGTTAATGTCCTTGCATATCACAGGACATTTAACTGGTTGGGCATGGCCCTTGCTGTATGTCACTTTAATCGTATCGGGTATCGGACAAGAGCAAAGGAGTTCTTAATGGCCACACATGCAATGATTGACCTAGAAACACTTGACACTCGTCCGCAATGTACAGTGTTAAGTTTAGGCGCAGTAAAATTTGATCCGTTTTCAGATGCAGAACCACATTCAGAATTATATCTTAAAATTGATGTTGATGATCAAAATCGTCTAGGACGTACTACCAGTGACGACACTATTGCTTGGTGGGCGAAACAAGATCCCAAAGCAATGGAAGAAGCGTTTGACCAAACAGGTGCTGTAACTGTGGAACAAGCACTTGAACAACTTACCAAATGGATTTGGGGTGCTGATAAGATTTGGGGTCACGGATACGGATTTGATTTAACAATTATCGAAGACATGTATCGCAGTCTCGGCAGGCCTATTCCTTATAATTTTTGGCAGGTCTTAGATAGCCGCACTCTGTTCAGCGTATTGCCTAACGGAGATCCTCGCAAGAAGATGCAGACCGATCTTCACAATGCATTAGCAGACGCATACTATCAGGCTAAATCAGTACAAGTAGCATATCAAGAACTAGGAGTTACAAGATAATGGCGGAACCATTAACCATTGTTGCCAGTTTGTTTACAATCTGGGCACAAGCAAGCATACTGTCAGAAAACGGTGAATTTGAACAGTTTAAAAACAAGCAACCCCCGGCACAAGAACAACAGATAAACGAGTTGGAGCAGCGCAGGCTTGATATTATCAAAGCCAGTCTCATGCGAAGGCAACAGATCTATGCAAACAACGCAAAAGTTATATCTCAAACAAGATTAGGTGAACGATGAAAGATTTGTGGGTGGAAAAGTACCGTCCGAAAACAGTAGACGGTTATGTATTCAGAGACGAAGCTCAACGAGCACAGGTAAAGACATGGATAAAAGATCAAACAATCCCGCACTTGCTGTTTTCAGGCAATGCTGGAATCGGAAAAACAACATTGGCAAAGTTATTATTCAACGAGCTAGACGTGAACGATCTAGACGTCTTGGAAATCAACGCTAGTCGCACAAACTCAGTAGATGATGTTCGTGACAAGATTGTAAACTTTGTGCAGATGATTCCGTTTGGGGACTTTAAGGTTGTGTTGCTAGATGAGGCTGATTACTTGAGTCCAAACGCACAGGCAGCACTGCGTGGCGTAATGGAGGAGTATCACACCACAGCAAGGTTTATTCTAACCTGTAACTATCCCAACAGAATTATTCCTGCGCTACACAGTCGTTGTCAAGGCTTTCACATTGCTAAAATTGATCAGACTGAGTTTACTGCTCGAGTTGCAGAAATTCTGATCACAGAAGGAGTAACTCCAGACTTGAACACTCTTGACACTTATGTGAAAGCAACATATCCAGATTTGCGTAAATGCATTAACACTGTGCAAATGAATTCGCAGGATGGTGAATTGCTTGCTCCGCACGAAGGCGACACAGGCGAGCAGGATTGGAAGATCGAAATGGTCGAACTATTCAAGGCAGGTAAGATTGCGGATGCTCGCAAACTGTTGTGTGGTGCGGTGCGTCCAGAAGAAATGGAAGAAATTTATCGCTGGCTGTACACAAACATTGAGCTGTTCGGAGATGCTGATCAACAGGATGCGGCAGTGCTTATTATCAAACAGGGATTGGTAGATCATACGTTGGTGGCGGATCCAGAAATTAATCTTGCGGCTACGTTGATTAACCTTGCAAAGATTTAATGAAAGATTGGCCTGGTGATTTAGGTAGGATAAAAATACTGGAAGAAGAAATAGAGTATTTGAAAACTCTGTTACAACCGCACGACACTGGCCACTTGCATACAACCATACACGTATTACAGAGAAGAGTAAAACAACTAAAAGGTGACATTGACAAAATATGAGTTATTTGGTAACTGACAACTGTGTAAAATGCAAACACATGGACTGCGTAAGTGTGTGCCCTGTAGATTGCTTTTATGAAGGGGAAAACTTCTTAGCGATAAATCCTGAGGAATGCATTGACTGCGGAGTGTGCGAACCCGAGTGCCCTGTGGATGCTATTGTTTCAGAGGCGGCTTTGGATCCAGCAGAAAACGAAAAATGGTACGATATTAATTTGAAATACAGCCTTATCTGGCCTAATATCACAGAGCCCAGACCTGAGGATGTGCCCGCAGATGCCGCAGAATGGGCAGATGTGCCAAACAAATACGAAGAACACTTTTCCGAAAATCCGGGCAAAGGCGACTGATTTCGGTTATATAACATACATTGGAGAACAAATATGATTAAAGCTATTTTTGCTTGTGACGAAGCATGGGGAATTGGTAAAGATGGTACTATTCCTTGGAATAACAAACTAGACCAACGTTGGTTTAAAGAGACCACACTGGGCAAAGTAGTTGTTATGGGACGCAATACCTATGAAAGCCTAACTTCGCCGCTGAGCTTGCGAGACAACGTGGTAATTTCCAACAGTCTGGAAAGCATTCCTAGAGGATTCTTGTACAACGGTGACGTAGACACTGCTATCACACAGATCAAAGAACGCTTTGACGGTCGTGACATCTTTATCATCGGTGGCGCTCAACTGTTTGAAGGTGTGCTGTCTCACGTAGACGAAGTGCTAATCAGTCGCATCAGTGGAACATATGACTGTGATGTTTTTCTCGATCAAACCAAAGTGACTTCAAATTTCACATCAGCTGAAATTGCCTCGCCCGAAGGTCTTGTTTTGGAAAGATACACTAGGAGTTAAAATTGCAACAGTATTTAGATGCTCTTAGATTTATTCTGGAACATGGTAAAGCCAAGGATGATCGCACGGGCGTTGGTACACTGAGCACATTTGGCATGCAGATGCGTTTTGATCTGCGAGAAAGTTTTCCGGCGGTTACCACAAAGAAACTGGCATGGAAGGCCGTGACGAGTGAATTACTTTGGATGCTGGAAGGCAGTGCTGACGAACGTCGACTTGCCGAAATCTATCACGATGCTCCTAGAGAAGAGCTAGTAGGCAAGACCACAATTTGGACTGCAAATGCAGATAATCAGGCTAAAGATCTCGGATATGTCAACACTGACACAGTTAAAGATCTAGGACCCATATACGGACACCAATGGCGCAAATGGGACGCACAGCTAGGCTATGTTGATCAAATTGCAGAAGTGCTAGAAAGTTTGAAATTTGATCCCAACGGCCGCAGACACATCGTGAGTGCATGGAATGCAGATCGTGTAAACGTGATGGCACTGCCACCATGCCACACACTGTTTCAATTTTATGTGTTGGACGATGAACTAAGCTGTCAGCTGTATCAGAGAAGTGCTGACATGTTCCTAGGTGTGCCGTTTAACATCGCCAGCTACAGTTTGCTCACACACATTTTTGCACAACTGTTAGATTTGCGGGTGGGAGATTTTGTGTGGAGCGGCGGAGACTGCCACATATACCAAAATCATCTTGAGCAAGTAAAACAACAGATACAGCGTGAACCTCGCCCAGGTCCTGTTTTAAAGTTGCCTGAATTCGCCACCTTAGACGAAGTGTTAGCATGTAAGCCCAGTGATTTTGTTTTGGAAGGATACGACCCTATGGACAGTATTCCTGCGCCGATGGCAGTATGATTGAATTGATGCTGTTGCGCATGAAAGCAATGACTTTAGGCCATACCGCTGAACTGGTAGAAGAACGGCGTGCCTGGTGGTTTAAGACCACACGGTCAGACAAGATTATTTTCCCTGGGCAGAAATATGTGCGAGTAAGGCGATATTTTCCAGTATTAGGAGATGAGCCTTCTGCAAGCCTAAGTTTGGATGAAAACTTTACACCCGAAGAATACACTTTGCATTTACTCAAAGGAGATTGAAATGTTTGGTCAAACAGACGATGAATACGAAAAAGAAGCCAAGGAAGTAGCACGTCGGACCACGGATGATCCCACCCTGCAGAAATACATCGAAGGTGAAGTATTTCGCATCAAGAAAATGAGTGACAAATTGGATAGACTTTATCT